CTTTAATTTCTTCTTCATATTTTTAGAAGACATGATAAATTTAAGACCAGAGAGGTTCTGGTCTTTTTTACACATAAGTAATATTTCATCAGTGAAACCATAAGCTCTTTCACGGTGTGTTTCAAAACGATCCACACACTGTAAAGCTAACAATCTAGTCATCCTACACTGAAGAGCTTGTATCCATTCAACTTGATACTTGTTAAATTCATGATGTTTTAAAATAAAACAATCAATTATTAAAGTAAATAAATCCCACTCTTTTTGGCAATATGTAAACATACGTTGTATCTGCAACATTCTCATAAGACGTTGTCCATCACTCTGTCCACGTATTGCACAACAAGCAGAATAAACTAACTTTTCAAAACGTACTGGTTTAAAACCGTACTTTTGTCTTTCAGGACACCAAGTAAAAGTTAAAGATAAAAAATCGACTTCATCAAGGGATACGAAATCGTTTGGTCCGGTAACCTCTATCCCATGATCGGAAAAATACTTATGTAGTGACATTGGTGTAAGAATATGTGAATATTCATCAGGTATACCAATGACACCATCATCTCCAAATACGAGAAGACAAAGCAAATTCTCAATAGGTATATCAATTCCAAAAGACCTAAACCATCTACAAATATATGATAAAGCTAACAATGAATTATCATGACAAGTCGTAAAATCTCCACTCTTAGTATGACCAATAGTCTGCAAAATACGACCAAAACCATCTACTGCAAGGGCAAAAGTAGAATCATGATAAATCATCTTCAAATATTTGCGAAACAAACTTGGATTTTTTGAAAAAATTGAACGTATCTCAATTAAAAAGGGATCCTCTTTGGGAGAACGAGTATATTCAAAACCTTTAAAGTCTATTAAGATAAACTTTTTCCAAGCTTTCATATAATTATATAAATGGTGCCACTCATCACTCCAAATATTTAGGCCAATCTTAATTGGAATTGCAGTTCTGTAATTCTCAATAGCATTATCAAACTCTTTACAAAACATACCCATAACTAAAGTGTGGTCAAGTGGTGATCCACACACATTGCGTATTCGACCTTCCTTCAATTTTTCAATTTTTAGTATTTCATCTTTTAAAAAAACCCTAAAGAAACATGAATTCGAATTCGGCCTTAATCTTTTAAGATACGAT